TGTAAAGGTATTTCCCACCTTTCCCGGATTGTTGGAATTGAAATTTCCCTTGGTCTCTCCATTCTTCAAGTTTTGTTCTTCCCCAGCCAGTGGACGCTTGAAGTTCTTTAATGGAGACCCATGTGATCTGTCTTGATGTTCTTTTTTTAGCTTCATCTAATGCTTTGATATTTAATTGAACCAGCTCTTCAAATAGTTTATCTTTGAACTCTGGGCCAAATAGTTCCAACACCATCTATCTTTCCTCAAATTTTTCCCATGATTCAGAAATTCGCAATTTCTTATTTATTCGCAATTTCAAATCATCACTGCCTTTTCCATTCTTGAACATCTGTGTGATCATTGCTGGGCTAACCCCGACCACGGTTGCAAGATCAGAACGAGTCCATCCACGCTTGTGGAGTTCTTCTTCTACAAGTTCATTCCATTTTTTGTGTTGTTGGCTCATGCTGCCTAACTCCTTTCTGTTTTTTTGTAACGGTTAAAGAATTAGTTAATTATTTTGTACATTTACTTGACTTGTTTTAGTGTATCTGCTAAAATGAAGGCATAGTAAAAAGACATATTTAAAAACATTTTCTTTCTAAACGATACCGCTCGCCAAAGCTATCTTTTTTAGAAGTGTTTTATATGTTGTTTAACTAACTCTTTAACTTTACAAAAACTATTTTAGCGTATACGCAAGAATTTGTCAAGCATTTTTTTGCGTATTTACTAAATATTTTTTGTCAATTCATTAGAAAGGTTGATAATTCAATGTTTTCGACATTTGAAATTATTAAAGAATTGGCTAAAAAGCGGGGAATTTCTCTAAATCAATTAGAAGAAAAACTAGGGATTGGGAAAAATTCTTTGTATGGCTTGAAAAGAAATCAGCCATCTGCTGAAAGATTGCAACAAATTGCAGATTATTTTGATGTGTCCATCGACTACTTACTAGGGCGCACGGAAAATCCAAATATTGCAAAAGATGGTGATGCTTCTGCACCATTGGACCTCAGAGATATTGCTGCACAATCAATGTTATTTGATGGGAAACCATTGACAGAAGATGACATAGATTTCATTACAGCAGTTCTGGAGGCACACTTGAAAAATAAATAGAGGTGCATTTTATGACTGTGAAAGAACTTTGTGCTAATGAGGGAGTGAACTTGTGCTATTTTGATGGCAGTGAGTGGCACAGCCCCGGATTTTTCAATCCTGTTTTGAACATTTTGGCATTAGATATAAATTTGTCTAACGATGAACAAAAACAAGTTGCTCTTCATGAACTTGGTCACAAAGAACACACTCCTTTTCAATATGAATTGAACAGGGAGCTTTGCGAATTACAAGCAGATAGAAGCATGATTCATCACTTGCTTGAAGAAGAATTGAAGTCAATGGATGATGTAAGAGATTTCAACTATCTGCATTTTATGGAAAAATACAGTCTAAAGACCATCGCTAGTGAAACGATGGTCAAAGACGAATATAATTCACTAATTAGTTGAAAAAGGAGAAAAGCAATGGCTATTTTTGGGAAGAAACACGATGAATCAGAAGAAATTCAACTCTTTGAATCCACTGAAAATGAGAAGACATTTTTCTTTGCTAATCAAAAAACTCTAGTAAGAATTGATGATCATTTCATTCGCATAGCTCGACAGAATACAATCAGCAATGCTTTATTGCAAGGATTGGATGGGGAAAAATCTATACTATTATCAAAGATAACTGCTTACCAATTAAAAGAACCGGGTAAAACCGTAGGCTATCTTCAATTGATTTTTCCTGGCAGTATTGAGCCAAAAGGTGGAGTGTTCGATGCTGTGAAAGATGAAAATACAATCACATTTAACAAGGAAGATAAAGCTAAAATATTAGAAATCAAGAATGCTATTGAGAAAGCACTGATAAACAATTAAGATAAACAAAAAAAGCCCTGCACTCGACATTTGGGGCGTAGAGTACAGGGATACTGTTAAGGCGTAAAAATAGGCTTGAAAAAGCCCTTTTCACTATGCCTATTGTACCAATAAACGAGGGAAAAGGCAATGGAAATTAAATCTTATAAAAAGAAGAATGGTGAAACGGCCTACGGATTTAGGATCTATGTAGGCAAGGAAAATGGAAAAGATAAGTATGTAAAGCGTCAAGGCTTCACATCCAAAGCAAAGGCACGGGCAGCACTCTTACAACTTCAGGACGATTTAGAGAACGGGGAGCAAGCAAAGAAAGAAATCACAGTTGAAGAAATTGCAAAGAAGTGGCTCAAAGAGTATGTTGATACTGTTCAGGACAGCACTTACATCAAGACTGAAAGAAATATCAAAAATCACATCTATCCTGTCTTTGGCAGTCAGAAAATAGCTTCCATCACCCCTCTTCAATTACAGGAACAGGTCAATGAATGGTCTAGAAAATTAGTGTATGGGCGCAAGTTGAAAGGTCTGATGAATAACATTTTTAAGTATGCCATCCGTTATGGCTATGTTTCAGCCAATCCTGTTGATAGTGTGACCACACTTGTCAAAAAAGAGAGTGATTCTTCTAGTGATTTTTATGATAAAGATGAGCTAAAATCATTCATGAAATTAGTGGATGATACGGATGATCTGAGAAAAAAAGTCATGTTCCGTCTTCTTGCGTTCACAGGGGCCAGAAAAGGGGAGATTTTAGCTCTCAAATGGACTGACTGGATAGATAACACCTTGAACATAAATAAGGCCATTACAAGAGGATTTGAGGGCGAATCTGTTGGGGCTACTAAAAACAAGAGTAGTGTCCGACTGATTAGCCTTGATCAAAGAACAATTGATCTGCTATCAGAGTACAGAGAACTGAATCCTACTACCACTTTCATTTTTGAAAGCCCTGAAGGAAAGCCTATTCCAAGTTCATTACCAAGAAAATGGCTCTTGCAGATTGTCAAAGGGACTGATGTCAGGCCTATCAAAATACATGGCTTCAGACATACGCATGCCAGCTTGTGCTTTGAGGCAGGCATGACACTCAAGCAGGTCCAGCATCGTCTTGGTCATTCTGATTTAAAAACAACCATGAATGTATACACACATATCACCAAACAGGCCAAAGATGATATTGGTGAGAAATTTGCTAATTATATAGATTTTTAAACCCATCAGCTATCAGGACAGACTCTTTTCAAAAAAGGGTCTGTTTTTGGGTCTGTTCATTTCAAAAAGGTATAAGAAAGAATAGAAAGTATAAAAATAAAAAACATTGAATTATCAATGTTTCGGGAAGTTTTAAGAAGTTTTAGAAAGTATATATGGAGCCGGTGGGAGTTTCTAAAACTCAATTATATAGCTGTTTTTAGGTTTTAGGGTCTGTTTTAGGTACTGACTTCTAAAACTCCACAAGTTCATTGCTCACATTGTTAGTTTAGCATAGCTTCCAAGAAAGTTCAAGTTTTATTTTTTATCTTAGACATAAAAGGAAGTCATTTAATAGGAAAAGATTTTTTTGATAGTTGTTTGAGGTTATAACAGACAATCTTTGAAATGTCTGTTATAACAGAAAAAACCCTCCAAAATGGAGGGTGAAAACTATGCTTTATTTTCTAGCGTTTGAATTCGTGAAACGATAGCTGCAAGCTCTTGTTTTGAAGCAAACATGTTTTCTGCTTGATGGCCAGTGATAAATGAGTCACCGCCATTTTTTAGCTTTTCATCTATTAGCGCATCAATTCCAAGTTCTAGATGCTTTGCCTTGATGTTGGTTGCCATCTGAGATTGAAGGGCGCTATAGGTCACAAATGTTTGATACGATTGATCTGATGTCAAATAGTTTGTTAAATCAACCGTCCCTGATTGTGTTTGTGGTCTATTTTCTAGCATTTCAATTCTCTTGATGATTTGACTATCATTGTATGGTTGAATTTGATGTGTGGCTATGTAAGTGGCTATTTCTTCCTGTATGTTGACCTTATCAATTTCAACAATGTTGCTTATTTGATAATTTTCAATAGATTGAATTATATCAATTTTGGCACTCTTATCACTAGGGAAGATAAAACCATCACATTCAACCTCGACTTGATAGATGCCGGCTGGTAGAATTTTTTCAAGTTTGAACTGAACTTTAGAATTTTCTACAACAGTTTCAATTGTCTTCTTTCCTTTGGCATTTGCTATTTTGATCTTAGCGTTTTTACCATTCAGAGAGCTGAATTTGTTGCCATCATAGTCTAATAATTCATATTCAAAGATAGATGAGGAGTCACCTTGTTTGATGACTTCCCCGCCTTTTGTCTGCTTCAGATTAGTTGAATTTTTTCCGCTCATCTAAATCCTCTATTCTACAAATCACAAAGATCTATTTAAAAGATCCAAAGTCTGTGATACGTTGCCCGTTTTCGGATTTCCCCACTGCCACATATCTGCGATTTCCAGAACCGCCAATGTAAGAGATCCAAATGTAGCCATCATTGTCAATCCATCCATCATAGTTGATTTCTTGACCTGCACTGTATACAGCTACAATCTCAGCTCCAAGACCTGCTTCAACTCGTACATTTAGAGCAGACACCTCAACAGTGAATGTCCCTGTTTCTGGATGGAATCCATTTGATTCAATTGTCAATGGTTCTGATGGTTCTGGCTGTTCGAATGCCACAGATGTGTCATCAGTTGGGAAATAGAACCATCCAACAATTCCGTCAAAGTTGCGTGTGTTGTATCGTGCAGGACCTCCAACATAGAGGGAATCAGCATTCCCATCAATGTTCTGTTCAATGGTTTTCATGGTGACTCCATCGCTGTCCTCAATTACAATTCCTGTGTGACCATAAGGATGGCCGTACAGGTAAGTTGTATCCATGACAAAGATGGCTCCTGCTCGTGGGTTGACTCCTACTGCATCATATACTACTTCATACCCTAACCCAGCGGCTGAATTAAGTAGGTCAATAGCATTGCCCCAGAGAGCTTTCCCAAAGAAGTTGATAGAAATTGAATTTGGTAGGTCCACACATTGGGTTCCGTATGCACCATCTGCATCAGCTCCCACACCTTGATTTGCCAAAGATTCTGCATAATTTAGAATGTCATTTAGTGTTGCCATTTTAGAACCTCATTTCTTCCATTGTTCATTTGCTTTTTTCACAGCCGCTTCAATGAATGTGTTTAGTTGGTCATTGGTTAAATTGATGTTATATGCTTCTAGTCCTTCAATCAAGCTAGTTTTAGCATGCTCCATCTTATCCTTTCCGTGAATGTCCAATGTTCCTGCAACTTGTTCAGTGGCATTCACAGCGTTATTTGCAAGGATTTCAGCCACTTCAAGAGCTTTCTTTCCTCCACGAGTGAGAAGGTATTTCTTGACTGCTTGAACAACAATTCCAACCAAAATTACAAGAATACTCATTGCGCTACTTGTTACAATATCAGTGATTTGATTCATTTTTCTTTTCTCCTTTTTTGATTAGTTTACTAGGCTCTTCCAAGCCATCTTTTAACTGAAATTTCTCATGATCAATATTTTGTTTCACAAGACGATCTAGACCAGGTATTTCAACCCCTAAAGCTGAAAGGCTGGCAAGGATGCTTGAACCGTATGCTGCCATCATCGCAACAATGAAGGCATCAACTACGGGTCCAAGATTCATATATAGGGCGAATGGATAGCCGATGGCTGTGATTAAAATCATAGCTGTGTGACTTACTAGCCCTTTCCTCCATTTTCTACTTGAGAACTCATGATAGGCCCAAGCTCTAGCTACACCTAAAACGATATCTAGAGCCACAATGGCCATCAAGAGAAATACAATCATGTGTTCATCAATTCCGTGATCATAGAAGTCACGGACTACTTCGATAATTCCAAAAATTCCATCTGCTTCTTCTTGATACATCAATCACACTCCCTTCGATTAAGATTCAGGGTGTGCTACTGGTTTAGTTTCAAGATCTCCTGATGGCTTGTTTTGTTTCTCTTCTTTGGGAACTTCCCAGTTGTAGATTGCAAGTTTACCATTTTGAAGAAGTGGGCCTTTCAAATCTTTGATGGATTCGCCATTATAAACAAAATCATAGTTGACTTGTACAAGCACCCGTTTCCCTTCGCTGAATTTCTCAGTATGGTCTGGATCAATCAAGGTGAAGATGTCATGCTGTTTGTAGGTCTTGCCTACTTGAGCAGCTTCCACAAGCTCAAGCGCTCGCTTGTAGAGAGTTGGATCAAGTGGATTGTCTTGATTGGTCACAGCTACAAGGACAGACCAATCAGCAAGAGCTTTGTTGTTTTGGATTAGGACATCTTTCTTTTCGTTTTCTTGAGTGAGTTCTTGAATCTTCAGGATGGCATTCTTATTGGCATCAACAGACTTGTCAAGCTCTTTCTTGAGGGCCACGATAGCGCCAGAAGGGTCTAGTTCCATGCGTACAAGGTTTAGAACAGCTTCCACAAGTGATGATTCTTCATCTCCCATGCGGTTGTTTGGAAGAGATTCTTCAAATACCCGGTATGGATAATCTTGCTTGATGGAAACCTTTGTGGCATTTGCTACTGGATCATACGCTTTGAATTGTACTTTATAATTCATTAGGCATTTACCTCATTCTTATTTTTAACTTCTTCAAATAGGTCCTTCAAATCTTTGTCAGATTCCAGAACAGAGCGATAGATTTCTAGTTCTTTGAGGAGCTGTTGTTTTTCCTGTTGTGCTTCAGTCAATCGTGCTTTGAACTCAGCTTCATTGATTGATTTACTAGCCAATTGATTAGCTAGATCTGTGATGATTGATACATAAGTATTTTCTTTCATTTTGTTACCTTTCTACTTAAAGCCATACTTAGTGAATACGTTTCTAATGTGAGTTTGAATAGATGAATTCTTCAAATCCCATCCATAACGTGCAATGATACCAAAACAAGTAATGATATCCCATAGATACTGGCCTATATCTCTTCCGCCACTCATATAGAAATGTTTTGAATATATCCCCTCAATAAACTTATCTCCACGACCAATGAAATGTTTTACACTGTTTTCATTTTGTGGGATCAAATATGTATTCCCGTCATTGGTATTATTGTGAAAGTTCCAAGGGCTACGATATCGCCCATTGTTGTAGATCAATACACGGTCCCCCACAAATTCAGTAAGACTTTCTTCTGCGCCATTACCTTTCCCGGACCACAAACGGATTCCTGCAAAACTTTCATTATCGTGGCGCTCAACTTCTTTAGGGTCTTTGTTGTGGTTTGTTCCAAAAACCATAAGAGCGGCATTCCTGTCCCTGAACTGTTCAGCAACAAAACCACTTTTCATCAACTTGATAAATTGTGATGAATTTGTGTCGTCAATCCTGCGAATGGTTCCAGTATTAGAATATAGATTCAGTGTTCCATCACTTAAATCGAAAACAGTTGTCCCATTATTGGCACTCAAGCGGCCACCTTTGATGTGTTCAGCAGTGAAGTCAATTGAGCCTAATTGAGTGATGAAGGCTTTCTGTGATGTTAATTCCCTAATGAATGCTTGATTTGAAATGAGCTTATTTATTAGAGCGTAGTCAACTAGTAGCTTGTCCGCTGTGACTGCATTGCTGGCCAGAATCTGAGTTGTTACCGATCCGGATTCCATGTGTCCTGTCCGAACGCTCTGAGAAGCCAGATGCCGGCTTGTGATTGATCCATCAACTACCATGTCACCTTTCACCTTGATCAATTTGGCGATCAAAGCAATAGCTTCTGGTTCTTGTACCAACAATGAACTGATGGTTCTTCCGTTGATGGTCTTTCCTGTGCCAAATGAGATCTGGCCATCAGTGATGTTGATATCTGTTTTCTTGAGGACTCCATCAAACTGGCTGACAATTGTTGCCACTTGTCCATCAATTGATTGTTTGTAATTAGCAAAGCGCCCGTTGATACTATCCTTGAAATCGTCTAACTTATCATTGATGACAGAATTTTGACTGGATAGCCTCATTCCAAACTCAGTTGAGAATGTTGATATTTGCCCGTCAATTCCTTGTTTAAACTCGGCAAGTTTAGCTTCAATAATAGATGAACCGTCATCTGTAGGAGGTTGGTAGGTTCTCTTGATAGATCCTTCATACACATCAATGTCCCCAAAATAGAGACTTGCTGGCTGTCCATTTGATGATCCAGTGTTGTCAAATCGCAAAAATGCTTCATCATATTCCTCAGAATTGACTGTGAAATAGTAGCGTGTGATTCTGTCTTGTGGGATGGCGATCTTGTCAGCAAGCGTGAATACTTTTGAGAAGTTCCCTGTTTCACCTTTCTTTCTTGCTAAAAAGTAGAATGTGGCATTTTTAAGATTGTCTGATCCAATTGCATCAAATGAAATTGTGTATGTGGTATTCCTCTTGATGTTGAAGCGCTGGGATGCTGCTGCTTTAGTAGTGTCACTTGCATTTTCAATCTTAAAGAGTTTTCTAGCCTCATTGTAGTAGAGTGGATTAGTTGAGACCGTTACTATTGGAATCAATCCTGGGTCATAATACCCCCAACCCTCCACATCTTGAGGATTACCGCTGTTTTTAAGCAGGTTTTCTCCAGCTTGCACAATTTCATCAAATCTTCTTGTGATTCCAGCTACATCTTCCGTATATTGAGACTTAGCAACATAACCTTGCTCTAAAATCTGTCTGGTTGCTTTCAAAGCATCTACAGCAGCTTTCTCCGAATAGGTTAGCATGCGTTGCTCAAGTTCACCGCTTGGGCCAGTCTTGGTTTCTAATTTGGTTAATTGAGTGGATAGGCCTTCCACTGTCTTCTCAAAAGTGGCCTGTGCTTGCTCTACCAGATAATTTTGATCTTCTGGAGCAGGCTGCCACTTGCGGTCATTGGTACCTTCATAGAAGTCTAGCTCTGTCAAAAATAGGCCGCCCCATTTATTTGGATTGTTTTTATCGTATTCAAATTGGAGATAACCATCATCAAAATTTCCAACATTAAATTGGAATGATTTCTTGATTGCTCTATTTCCATCCAAAATAGGTCCATCTGTCCATCTTGGTTTCCCATTGTAGACTAGTTGTTTTTCTTCAAAATCTGCTGTTGATCCTTTTCTGCGTTTGCAGAAATAAACCTTGAACATTTTGGAATTGTTGTCAAAACCTAAAAAATTCAATGTATAGTCTGCATTTTGCTTCACAATGAAACGAGGACTTTTAACGACTGCACCAGGTCTCAATTCAAACATTCGTTTTTGACCATTGAAGTAGAATTGATGGGCTGTGAAAGCTAATCTGTTATTTGCTTCCGTCCAATATTTCAGGCCCTCATCTGCTCTGGAATTTCTGAGCATGTTAGGGCCACCAACAGAGCCAATTGAAGTGAATTCTTCTCTGATACCATTCACCGTCTGTTCAACATAAGACCGATCAGCCTTGCCATTGGCCACATTGGTCAGGTCAGAGATGGCTTTCTCAGTCGTCTGCTCAAATCTGGATTGTGCGCCTTGGATCCCAACGAATTGGCTCTGTGTCTGATCCTTAAAATCATTGATCAGTTTCTGGATATCAGCATCACTGGTCTTTAATTTGTCAGTAATAGCTTGCAAACCTTCCATCTTTACTTCAATGCCATTGTATTGAGCTTTAAACTCTTCTACAATTTCATTTTTGTTCTTCTGATTGGCAGCATTGATTTTCTCAGTGACTTGCGCTGAGATTTCTTCTTTGACTACTTCTGCTTGTGCTTTTGCTTGCTCAATGCCATCAGTGATCTCTTTCTCCAAGGCTCCTGCCTTGTCTTCGAAGGCCCTATTGGCATTGTCAACCAACACTTTCAATTTCTTGTAGTATTCATCATCCTCTTGAGTCTTTTGGACTGTATCAAGTATTTCAGAAGCCACATCAGAAATTCCATTTGAGCCTGACATGCCTCCACCGTGGCCAGCCTTGTCATCGAATGTAAGAGAGATATACTCTTCTGACAGAGCATCATAGACATAGCCCACAGCTTTCTTCTTCAGCATGACATCATGCTTCAAGCTCATGAGGGCTGCTGTGTCACCAAGATGGACAGTTTGCCCATCAAGCTCATAAGCTTCAATTTTGATCTGATCAGTGGGCTTGTCAATATTCCCATTCTTGAATTTGGCTTCACCCCATTTTCTCAATTCTTCCTCTGTAGTAAGATCATTATTTTCATACTCAGCTTCATTGATGTAAGGGTAACTACCAATGAGGGGGCTGTCCACAGTAACTTTCAAAACCGTGTCTTCTTCTGCTCCCTCTGGTTTGAATGTTGATTTCAGATGTAGTCTTGTGATGATGCTGGAACTACTCTTATTCCGTTCATACTGCTTCAAGTTTTGATGTGTAGTGATTACTACACCACGATCAATTCCCCGACTCTTTGGAATGTCAATCAGGAAGTTGTCACGAATCATCTCGCCTTCCCAAGCGCCAACAATGGAGTGTTTCCCGTCCATCAGGATCTTATAAAGTGTTTCATCCTCTGTGGTATTGAAAGTTCTATTGTCCATGATGTTACTTGTGAAAGAAAACTTCCCAAGTGGTGTCTTGACTGCTGAGATCATAGCGTTCAAGGCGATTTGACAGGTTGAGTTTGAAACCTTGATAGGACGAACAGAGCGCTTGAAGATGTCCTCTGTGATGTGCTGACAAGTCAGGCTTACTGTGTCATCTTGCTCGCTGATTTCCTTGATCCGGAATAATTGCCGGCCAGTCACAGGAGTTGGAGCAATGATGAGCATATCTTCCTGAAATTTCTTATAAATTTCAGTGTCCGTGATTGGATAATCAACCTTGAGAGTGTAGCTCACGTTGATTACTTCTTCAACTTCTGCTTTTGTTGCTTCATGGAGTGGTTGACCATTCCATTTCACTGTTTGAACATTTCTGTCTAATAGATATAGAATTATAACCACCCCCAATTAGTTTCAAAGACAAGTGATTGAATACCTGGTCCCAAAACCACACCAACAGTCTTCTGACTTTGGTTAGCGTCAATTGTGATGAAGTCTCCTGACCACTTCACCAGATTCCCTTTCTTGTCCAAAAAGCTTGGATTCTGTGGATCGTTTACCATCACAGCGCTCTCAGATAACTGTTCAAGCTTGATGGTTTGCTTCCCAATCGTGAAGCTAGTCTCAGATGAGCTGTTTCCTTTAATTGTGATTTTAGGGAACGCTAGTGAACTACCTTGGAGCCTGAGAACACCATTTGAAGCGAGAGTTTGAACATCATTGTTCTTCATGTATTTTGTGGGGTGACAAACAAATGTCACTTCCACAGAATACATTTTAGTTTTATCTCTCTGAGTGTCAGACACCTTTGTCTGATAACAGAACCATCTTGTGAGCTTGTTCTGTTGATTCTCAAGCCAGAAATTCCTTTTGGAGAGAAATTGGACAAATTCAAGGACTTGCAATTCTGTTGGGTTGATGAGCTGAAGAGTGTATTTCTTCTCAATCGCTTCTCTGTGAGGATTCGACTGAACAATATATCCACTAACTCCATCATGGCTCAACAGCTTATCCTTTGAAAGACCAACTTGAATTGTAGGACCTTCTAGCACAATCACATCAAATGGAAATGATGAAGTTCCAACTCCATCAATGATCAATTCGTTGTATCTTACCATGCAGGCGCTCCTCTCAATTCTTTCTGTCTTCTCAATTCAGCAGCTATCTTCTGAGATACCTTATTGGCGATCTTCTCAATGTCAGCTTCTTCTCTGATGATATTGTCAGAGATGTTGATGTTGATTACGGTTCCTTGTGGGTCCATTGTTTGGGCGATGCCACGGCCAATGGCGCTCAAGTTACGTTCATTCAGTGGTAGGACTGCTTCTTTTCCAGCTTCACCGCCAACCATGAGGCTATTCCCGTTCATGCCAAATGCTGTGGGCTTGGTTAAGATTCCACCTTTGGCATACCAGTCAATTCCGATACTTGGAATTCCCTTACCTTTCAGCCAGTCCATTGGGTTCAGTGACCCGCTGGCCTTAAAGTGAGGTAGTGGGATATGTGGCCACTTGAATTGGAAATTGAAGAAACCTTTAATTCCGTCAATGGCTCTTCCTACAAGATCTTTTGCTCCATTGATAGCTGTGTCAATTGTGTCTTTGATCCCATTCCAAATGCTTGAAGCGGTTGAGCTGATATCATTCCAAACTCCTGAAATTGTGCTAGAAATCCCATTGAATACAGTTGAAACTGTTCCTGTGATTCCATCCCAAATCCCAGATAGAGTTGAGCTGATCCCGTTCCAAACAGTTGAAGCCGTACCGGAAATTGTGTCCCAAATTCCAGATAAGATTTGAGCCATCGCATTGAATACAGATTCACAGATACTTTTGATCCCGTTCCAGATATTTTCACCAATGCCCTTGATGGTCTCCCAAGCCCCAGACCAGTCCCCGTTGATGATCTGCATCACAGTCTTGATGATGCCTAAAACCACGTTGATGGCTGTTTCAACAACAGTTTTGATGGTGTCCCATACTGTAGAAACAATGGTTGAAATATTGTTCCAAGCAGTCTCAATGAATGGTCCAAGAACATTCATGACTGTCGTTACTACTGCTGAAATGGCATTCCAGACGGTCTCTGCTGTCTGTCTGATCAGTTGTTGATTATCATTCCACCATGTTGTCAATGTCCCCCAAATCTCCATAACAAAGCTTGAAATGGCTTGGACAACAGTGTTGATGACTGACATGATAGCATTCCAGACTGTTTCAACAGCGGTCCTGAATCCCTCATTGGTTTCCCACAAGTGCTTGATAACCAAGACTATTCCTGTGACTGCTGCAATAACAGCGGCTATCACTCCAATGATTGGCAATGCAGCAGCTATCAGCCCTCCTATACTTGCTCCTACAGCAACAGCAGCCGCCTGAAGGGCGAGGAAGATTGGGGCAAGTACACCGGCCACTGTTACAATTGTTCCAAAGACTACAACAAAGTTTTTGATGGGGCCAGGTAAGTTGTTGATCCATTCTGCCACTTTCTTGAAGACATCCACAATGATGTCAAGGGCGGGAGCGAATGTTTCAGCGATTGCTCCACCGACCTCAGCCATGACAATTTTCAAGCCATTTTGTGCTGTCGTGAATTTATCAATAGGATCTAGAGTGCTTTCATAAGTTTGTGAAACTAACCCTGCTGACTCTTTAGATGTTTTTCCAAGTTCATCAAAGCTCAAAGCTCCACGCTTGATGGCATCGACCATTTGAGGAGCCTTTTTGGCACCAAAGATCTCCATAGCGATCCCCATTGCTTCAGTCTCTGATTTACTGTTCTTGATTGCTTCAATGGTCTCTTTGAGACCTTCTTTCATGGTCTTTCCTTGCTTGGTGTAGACCCCTGCTGCCTTTGTCATTCCTGACAATGCTGCTGATGAATCAACCCCATGCTGTTCAAGTTGACCAATCAATGTGACAGCTTCATCAAATTCAAGACCAAGCATCTTGATTTGTGGCGCTCCATCTGTTGCTTTCTTCATCAAGTCATCAACAGAAACCCCTGTGGATTGCGCCACATAAGTGGTGCTATCCAACACATCAGAAAGATAGTCAACAGAATATCCGTAAGCCTCCAAGGCTTGCTTTGACTGAATTGTTGCATTCGTGATGTCAGATCCGTTGATTTCTGCAAACTTGAGCATGTCGACAGATGTGGTTTTGAGCGCATCCCCTGTCAGACCAAATTGAGTGTTAACTTCACCGACTGCATTCCCGATTTTGCTGAAATCGGTAGGCATTTCAGTGGCTATCCCATTAGCAATTCCTTGCATTTGCTCAAGAGACTTACCGCTTGCACCAGTCTTTGTGACAATGGTGTCCATTCCTTCATCAATTTCCCGGAACGCATCTAGAGCGCTCTTCCCAAAATCAACCAACTTTTGACTGATCTCAGATAGTTTCTCAGAGAATTGATTCAGTAACTCAGCTTTTAGAAGCTTGTTTGTCTCTTCAAGTCCACTGCTGGCTTTCTTGCCTGACTCACCAAGATTTTCCATTTCATTGGCAAGTCCATTGAAAGCAGCCTTGGACTCGTTCAATTGAGTTTCTAGCTTATTGACTTCTGTTGAGTTCTCGCCATACTCTTGTTTTGCAATGGCAAGTTGTTTTTCAAGGTTCTCGACCTGTTGGGCAACAATCTCACTTTGCTTCCCAATCTTTTGTTCAGCAAGTGCCAGCTTATCTGCTTCACTAGCATTGGAACCCATTTGGCTTTCTTGCAGCTTGAATGAGCTGACAACTTTGTCACCTTCACTTGCAAGGCGCTGTTGCTCGTTTTGAAGCTCTTTCAGTTGTTCACGGTTGGACTTGGTAGCATTCCCATTTCCATCTAATGCCTTATTTACATTCTCAAGCTTATTCTCATAGCCCTTCAGGATGTTCTCTGTCTGGACCACTTCCCGTTGAAATGCACGGTATTGATCAGCTCCAATGTCACCACTTTTGAATTGAGCTTCAACTTGTGCTTGTGCCTGTCTCAATGTTTCCAGTTTTTCCTTGGTAGTTGAGACTTGCTTTTGAAGGACTTCTTGCTTTTGAGCCAATAGGGTCACGTTCCCTGTGTCAAATTTCAGAGCCTTGTCAATGCTCTTCAATTCTTTTGCTGCTTCAATAGAGGCAGAATTTACTTTTTTCAGGGCATTTTGAAGGGGCTGTGTGTCACCGCCAATTTCAATTTTTATCCCTTTAATATTACCGGCCATATTTCCTCCTTTCACATAAAAATATAAAGAGCGCCTAAAGGCTTCTTGTGGTCAATCGTTCATCTATTCGATAAACTTGACCTCAGATTCTTCCTCTCAGCACTCTATTTCAGACTAAAATGAGTCAAAATCTGACTGTGTGGCCTTGCGTGTTTCTGATTTGTTCTCAGTACGCAAATTCACATAATCCGTCTGATAATCCAGAGCCATTCCAATTGAAATGTGCTTCAGATCATCAATTGTGAGACCAGTTTCTTTACAGCAAGAAAGATATGATTCTACTGTAAAGATTTCATCACTGGCTGATTCTGACTCATCTGGTTTTTTTTTGATGTCATTGTTTCGTTTATCATTTCCATCAGAATTGGAGCAATATCCTGCAAAGGAAATTCTTCCATTTCCATGAAAAATTGTTCATAAGGCTTGATGTGTGGATTCCCTGATTTGGTGAACACCCAAAAAAGGCGATTGAAGAAGGTCATGTCAAAATTAGCCAACATGTTGATGTCAACTTCATTGTTGCCATTCTCAGCCATTTGCATGATATTCTGGTTTGAGATCATTCCAAAAAGATCTTGGAAGAAATCTTTCCCAAACTCACTCTTATAAGCGATAGGAGTGTAAGCATTGGTTACAAGCTCATACTCCTTTTCACTAATGGTCACACTCTTACGCATTTAAGGCCTCCTTAATTACAAAGCTTGATTAGGTTCATATACCTTTTCAAACCATTTCTTATAAACTTCTTGATCATCCGCTGATGTGATGGAACGTTTCACAACTTGGTCACCGGGACGAGGGCTGGCATTGAAGCTCAATTCACGTTCATTCACGTTGGTTCCGTTCTTGGTAGCTGATCCGCTCGATGGGCGACTTGCTGAACAGTAATACATGACATGGCGTGTCTTGTTAGCATCGCCAGCAAATTCAAACATAAGTGCGAAGTTGGTTGTCTTCGCATCTGCTTTTTCTGTAACCACTCCTGTTGTAGAGTCTTTGATGTCGCCCAAAATTTTTGTTGCGAATGCTTCAATGATGTGTGGGACTTTGAATTTACCTTCGTAACCTTCGTTTGAGTTGACGAAGTAATAATCAATGTTATCAGCTTTCACTGATCCTGAATCCCCTTTAGGGTCCAGCGTCAATTCCATCGCTCCAGGGAAGCGGAATACTTGACCATAAGTGATCACTCCTGCTTCACTGATTGATTGGATTGGTGCCACATGGACATTTTCAAGTCCAAATGTAACTTTGTTTTCAGTCATTTCTTTCCTCCTCAATATAGATAGACTTCATAAGACTTCACAAACAGTCTTTCTGATTCAATAAAATTTTCTTCTTGAACATCATAAAAGAGCTTGTGGTCATTCCACAGCTCTTCCAATCGTTCTTCTAGCTCCTCATCTTTTCGTTCAAATGCCAACTCTACAGTGACAGCACGGATCATGTATGATGCTTGATTGTCTGTTCCTGTGATAGATGGCAAGCTTTCAAAATAGACAAGGTAAGGCAGCGTGGGGACATTTCCTTCCCTGAATGCCTTGTAAGTGACTGGCAAGCCAGCCTGTTCCAAAATATCTGCAAACTCTGACAGCTTCATCTTCCAAGCTCCTTCAATTTCTTTTCAAAATTCTCAATAGCGTGATCTTCTGCCGGCTTGATGTGTACGATGCCGGAAACCCGTCCCCCGTTCCTTTTTAAGTGGCCAAATTCAAGCAAATGTGGGAGGCGGTAATTTTTGTTATGCACTACAAAATTACCTTTCCCCATCTTTGTTTTTTTCCACGATTTGGCATACTTACCACCTTTTGCCCTTGGACTTTTTGGGCTTGTGGTATTTAATTCTTGGACGGCCTCTTCTGCTGTTTCTTCTGCTATCTTGTCAACTTTCTCTTCAACTTCAGTGGAATACTCTGCTAATGCTTTAGCAATTTGACTGGCTAGATCTTGGCTCATGTCATTTTCTCCACTAAAGTCAATTCAAGGATGTTGAGGTTGATTGGATATGTCTTCAAAATCCGGTATTCCTTACCGCCAAATTCAGCAAATTCCTGATTGTCATATTCAAAGCTATGAATATCAACAATCAGATTTGGACGAATGCCAGCCTGATTGGCTTGGTAAAATTCGGACCGTGTAATAGATTTCTTTTTACAAAAGATTGTATTCTTCACTTTCTCAGTCAGATCTTGCTTGAGCTTGTCCTTGCCTGTAATTTTAAAACCTATCAATGTGATTTCATCATTCCACATCTCACACCTCTTTCTTGGAAGAGATTTGCAGATTGTGCAAGCGCCATTGAAGGTGACGTGGTAGATCAACACCACCTTCATAGCGATAAGCAGCAAAGTCAACAATGAACATTTCATGGTCAGCACGATCTGGAACCAATTCAACACCCAGATTGTTTGTTAATTCGCTGATGACGCTTGAGACAACCTTCTCTAGTGTTTTATTTCGCAAATTTGAAGCAATTCCTAATTTGATTTTAAGTAATTCCACTAACTGACCAGTGTCCATGCTATTCTTCCTCTTTCTTAGTTGCTTTCTTGCGCTTTGGCTTCTCTTCAGTAGTTTCTTCTACTTCCTCAGTAGTTGTTTCCACCTCTTCAGCGGTCTCTTCTGCTTTCTCAGCAGTTTCTTCCACCTCTTCAGCAGCCTCCTCTACTTTCTTGGTAGCTTTCTTTACTACTTCATCAGTGATAAAGATTGAACCTGCTGAATTAAAGCCTGTCAAGAGTCCTTTAACAAACTCTTGATCAGGTTCATAGCCTTTGCGTGGAAACACATCATCAATTTTATATTCATGTTGTTCTTCATCACGCATGTCCTTGAATGGACGGATTACAGTATAGGTCATCTGATACCTCCTTACGCTACAACATCAGTGTATGTGCCAAAGAATCCAGCAGCAGCATCTACTTTCTTAACATCCAAACGGATGAAGAGTCCAAGCAATTGGCCATAGATGTCATTGTTGACCCATTTAACAGATACTTGAGAACGGTCAAAGAGTTTTACAAATTCAGAAACATCACCAATGAAGAACTTCATGTCTCCTTCAGATCCAAAGACTGTATCATCTACCGGGTAGATTGTTTTGCCACCAAATGAGTAGCCTGTAGGTGATGCAACATCCGTTTGAAGCATGTAGCGACCATTTTTGTCTTTCACTTTGTCAAGTGCTGCAAACATTGATTGAGTTACAACAATACTTGCTTTGTAGATTGATTTAAGTTTCTTGTTGTAGATGTCCTTGATGCCATCGAATCCAGCAGCATCTGCTTGAGTTGCTGATTTGAGGATAGTAGCGACCAATGACAATTCAGTGTTTTCACCTTGGTTGAATACTTCATCTTCTACAATTGACATGATGTCATAGTCTGCATCATCAATCATTTCTTGAGATACAGGAATGTACCCACGGTAAGTCTTGATTGAGTAATCAATTTCGCTGATGCTTGGTTTTCCAAGTTCAGGATTGGCTTTCAATTCATCAGTTGAAGCCATTTTGCTGTCTGTCTTCTTGATAACTGGATATTTACCAGAACCACTATTTACTTTGACACGTTGGACAAGATCCAAGAGTGGATTGCGTGTCTTTTCAAGGAAGTGAGGTTTTAACACTTCAGTTGGGATCAAAGCAGCGCTTCCAGAGTCAGTTGTTTTAAGACCTTCAATGTCACGAGTTTGACCAGTACGAATGAATTTAGCAATTGCGTCACGTTGTTCCAATTTCTTTCCTCCACGTTGCTCAACATCTTTGAATGTTGGGGCTTTTCGATTTTGCTCATCAACTTGTTTTTGAAGATCTTCAATTTCTTCTTCAAGTTTTGCTTTTTCTGCTTGTTTCTCTTCTAATTCTTTTTGAAGATCTTCAAGGCTCTTTTCAACCGTTGAAACTTCTTCTTCAGTTTCAGCACGGTCCAGTTTTTCTGCTTCGATTGCTGAACGGTTGTTCAATTCTTCAATTGCTTCTTCCAATTCAACAATCTTGTTTGCTTTGGTGCGCATACGTGCACCCAGAATCAATGCTTTGTTCATAGATTGTATTTCTCCTTAATTTTCATTTTGCGTTCATTTAACGCTTCAACATTGGCACGTTTTAGACATTCAAAATCTTTTTTCCGTGCAGCAATTTCAGTCTGTGGATAAGCCGGGAACGTGCAAGGGCTGACCTCAAAGATTTCAAGCTCTAGCACGGTGTCAAGATATGAACCATCTTCACGCTCGATAGTGTCCACCTTAATAGGCATAAATCCAAAACTGCATCCAACAATATCCCCACGCTGTACACGGGCATAGGCTCCCATAGCGTCTGGATCATTTCTGTTGATGATAATGTCACCATAAAGGCCTTTGTCATCAACTTTGAGACTCACTGTGCTGTTCCCTGTGCGTCCTAAAATTAGGTTATGATCATGGTTGAATAATGCACGGATGTCAGCATTCTTTATTGCTTCTTCCACTCCTGCACGTTTGATCACTTCAAAATAGCCTGGCCACAGCTCAGTTTCTTCATCGAACCGGATGAAGTAGCCACTCAGAATCAAGTCACCAGATTCTTGCTCTTCTCGTGTCTCAAATTGAGTAGCGATGTATGAATTACGTTTCTTCATTGGCATTTCCTCCTTCCTTATTTAATTTGCTCTGATTGCCTAACTCCCCTTGTGGAAGGTAGTTTTCTAGAACAATAATTTCATCCATTTCAGGATCTGGAGTCATACCAACCCAATCTCTCCACTCGTTTCTACGCATTGCAGCACTGTTTGTCATTTGTTGAGCAACGGTTGAAAGTTCTGTAATGTCGTAAGAATACAGTGAACGTGGATTAAATTTGAAGTAACGTGTGGTTGAAGTCAGTAGGTCTCTTGTAAGTGTCTGAGTAATCGTTGTTGCGATGCTCATGATGGTTGTGTTTACAAAGTTGTTGTATTCTTCCTTGTTAAAATCGCCCACACCCAACACAAAAGCCGGAACTCCTAACATCCCAGCTACTGTCTTCTTATCAATTTCTACTGACTCATTCAAAGCTATGTCATTCAGACTCAATGGCTTCACTTGTTCCACTTCCATCAAGGCATCAGGAACAATCCAAGGTTCACCAGACTGGCTTGTGGTAAGATATTTCTTAGCAATTTTCTCACGACCTTCCACTGTTCCAAGTTCTTCACTGGATGAGTCCACCTTCACAATGAGGCTTGGAACGTTCTTTCCGTTCATGAAGCCCTTCTTGGTCTGTGTGGCCATGTTCAAATTTCGGACAATGTCTTTCAAAGCCAATCTAAAACCGGTCCCAATATAAGGCCGGTCTGGATCAGGATTGATGGCAAAGTGGACCACTTCATCTGGATTGAAATCAGTGTCCCTGAAGTGGATCATGTATGTCAGATCATTACTTTTGAACGACACTTCCGACATTGGGAATGGTCTGAGATTGCTGATATAGTCAGTCATTGGATCATATTCCACATGTAGCACAGAATTCCCATCACCAAACAGGAGCAAGTCCCTTACAATCTTGAAGATCCATGATTTTCTTGTCATGTGATCGCAAGGATTGATGTCGATCTTACGGGCTAACCCATCCTTGATTCGTACATCACCGGATTCTGTATTCTCCATGAGCTGGATCGTCATGTTTGAAACCATATCAGCAATTTTATTGACAGCCATGATCACATCTGGATTTCTTGCCAGTGGAATATAGCCATCACCGTCATACATGATGCCAAGATCTGAATTCCCAAAGCTTGTGAACATCGTCTGCGACTTTCCACGCTTGAATAATTTGTCAAAGATTCCCATATTTCTCACCTCCTTTCTATCTAATCAAAGTAAGCCATCACATTCTTATTCTTACCAAGGTTAGCAAGAGCCTGAATACAAGCGAAAACACTTGCATCAAATAAGTCAATTCTTGCTGTACCTCCATCACCATCTAATTTTTCATACTGGACAGCATCATCCACTTTTTCAATAGCTCTGACATTGCTGACACAATACTCATAAGCGTCCGAATGTACATAATAAAATTCTTTATTCTTCACTTTCAATTCAATTCTTCTGAATCCCTCTGATTTCAAATAGAATAGCTGAGGCTGATCAATCATTTTGAATTTAGCTTGCTTCATTTTGAGCATGAACTCTCTACCAAATTTCCTATCCATACCGACAGCAGCAATTTTGAAGCCTTTCTGTCGCATTTCTATGAACCATTTAACAATGTCATCATAGAGAACGGTTGGGGTGTTGCTCATGGTCAGCCATCCATCTGATTGCCACCCAAATAGTGGGATGCCATCATCATTGGCTTTCTTTTGAGCGTTTACACGAGGAAAGAAAGCGTGTGTGATACAGATGTCAACATCTTTTTCACCATCGTTATATACACCATAGAGAGCAGCAGCGGTCAAGTCATGCAGTCTTGAAAGGTCAGCTCCTCCATACCAGCGAATAGGAAGCCTTGCAAGCTCCTCAATTGTCCAGTCATAACAGTCATCACTAGCAATGAACTCATCAGGATTGAAATAAGCGTTCATTGAGTTGGTGAAGACATTCAGTGTCTTATTGAAGAACTCATTCCTGGTCTGTGGATCATTCAAGGCCTGTTCTGCTTCTTCCTTGAGGGCCTTGAGCGATACAGTCACACCCCATGACGGATTAGCCATCTTCAACACATTCTCATCCAAGTAGTCTCCCACATCTCCATCTGTTGCCTGATTGGCTTTGCAGATGAAGATGAAGAATGAATCATCTTTGACCAACTCTTTCAGGACTTTCTGACAGTATTTCAGACGGTTAGCAAGGAAGCCTGTTGGAATGTCCCCGGCTGTTGATATAACAAAAAGCATACTATTCCGGTATGCTGACATTGTTTTCTTCATAAGACCGTATTTCTTGGAATTTCTCATGGTGTGGGCTTCATCTAGGATGATGACATTCCCATTGAGAGAGTCAAGCCTGCTTTCATCATTGGCCAGTGCTTGGATAAAGAATGAACCCTCCTCGCCAAAATTGGCAGTGATTGAGTGTTCTTGGTTGTTATCTTTGATACGGATGTTCTTGTCATTCCATCGCTCAACATTGAACCTCAAGAATCCAAAGGCTTCCAAGGCTTGCTTGACAGAATTGGCTACAATATAGCATTTTGAACCGCTATCTGTATCAAGAATCTGATAGGCCAGAGCGATTGCAGCCGTGAAGGAAGTTTTGCCATTCTTTCTGGCAAGCATGATCAAGGCTTCTTTGAAGCGTCTCTCATTTGTTCCCTTGATATAGAATCCAAAGAGATTCACGACAACAAAATGTTGCCACGGTTGCAAGATCAATGGCTTGTTACGGATAGAGACCGCAAACATATCATCACCCTGCTGATGGACAATTGTATGTTCAATGAAATGAACGACAAAATCAACCATGTCTTCATCCATCTCAAATTCTGGATTGTCTAAATCTCTCAGAAAGCGTGATGCAGCCAAAATGTTTTCTTCACAATGCTCTTCCTGATGGTCCAGAACGTGTTGAGCGTATTTTTTAGCTTTCTCCACGTTACCCATCAGACTTCACCCGTTTCTTTTTGATCTGGTCTTTAAATTTCAGAACCTCAGTAAGAACTGATCCATTGTCTTGCTCTACCACTTCACCAAGTGATTTAGGGTTCATCATCAATTGATTGGAATAGCTGAGTATGTCTTTTCTTAGAATTTCCATCGCTGTCAGGATGGGGACCTTACGTTCATTCTCAGCTCCTGCCTTGTTCACATAGACATCTGTGACAGGGTAGCCCATATCAGCATAGTCCTGAGCAAGTTTCTGATACTGAAATAACATTCCTGAAAATATGTCAATGATCATGTCAAATTCTTTGCGATAAGTCCCAAGCTCTTTCATCTGTTTGATGACTTTTGACTTGATAGATTTAGCTGTGACTGGTTTTGCCAAAAACTAGGCCTCCTTCCCAAAATCCCTTTAGTTTTTATCCCCTTTTTGTCTGGAGGCCTCCGACTTGGAAAAAGTTCCCTTCACCGGTTCCCAGACGCTCTAAAAAAAATTTTTTCGATGGGGGGGATAATCGAAAAAAATCAAAAATTGAAAAAATGAAAAATTCAATTTTTACAAAATTTTGTTTTTTTGATTTTTATAAAAATTTAAAAATTCCTTTTTTCGTTTCTTTTGCCAATAAATTCCTTGACCAATAACTTTATCATTCGTTCTGTCATGAAAAGTATTGTGTCGCTTGTTAGTGAGAGGTAAACAATTCCATTCTTCAAATTCTAGTTCAGGATATTCTGACACTGGGAAAATATGGTGAACCATTTCAGCCGGTTCTGATATCCCATATCTCAAACTCTCTTGACATAGATAATTATATTTCCTTAGAATCTTATCCCGGAACTTCTCCCACTTCTTTGTCTTCAAAGAAGGTCTGACAATTTTGTTATACATCTAATCCTCCTCATACAAAAAGGACAGACCAAACTGATTGGCTGTCCTTCTCATACTTGAAAGCTATGCTATCATAATATTTTATTTTATGTGAGAAAACAAGAGCTTATTTTCTCATCTTTCAATCTGTCTTAAAATTATCACCAATCTTAAAATGTTCAAAATCTTTTTTGCTCACCTTAAAATCTTCCTCAATGGTTTTGTTTCCTGATTTTCCTTTAACGGTTATAAAATATTTTCTATCGGTTTCCATTGGAACTAGCACCGTTGTCTTTCCAGATGAAATTGGCATCAATATCATTTTTGGTTCTTCGATATATTTATCAGTGATGGTTCCACTTGAAATCTTATGGCATGATGCTAGTAATATTCCAAAAGCTAAAATACATAAAATTTTAAAATACCGCATCACTCTGCTTCCTCAGTTTCTTCAATGATGAATGCTAATAATTCTCTAGGGTTAATATAGAGGTTGTTAATACGCATTAGATGGCCATCATTAAACTGGCTAGCTAAACGGTCAATATCTGATTGTTTCACACCAAAAGACTCAGCGGTCTTATTGTTTGTTAAATGAAAAGTGATTTTATTTGTATCCATCATTCTATCTCCTCTATTTCAATTCCTTCACAATCAAAGACCCAACCAAACCCGGATTCTTCTAATTGCCATTTTGTAAGTCTTGAAAAGATTCTGGTGTCACCAAAAAAGATTGTGCCTTCATCAGGATTTCTCAAGAGGTATTGTCCAGATGATTTTAATTTTATTTTATAGCACTTTTCTTCTTCTACATCATATCCGAACTGTAACATATTAATTAGTGTTCTGATAGGATTTTGTGTCTCTCCAAACCATATTTCGAATTCACTGAATTCGGTTATTGAGGCGATTCTTCCGCCTGATACAACAACTTGACAAATGCTTTTATCTAAATCATGTTTGTGTTCCTCAAACCATTTTGCAACATATCGTTTCACAGTTGGTTTGAATCCTGTGTAAATCATAGACTCCGGAATTGAAACGGTAAGTCTGTTTTCCAGTTGAACTACAGACCTATCATCTCTCTTGTCATTTTTATCTTTCCCGAAAACCTTCACTTTTATTATTCCATCTTTTACCATGTTTCTCCCCCTCACTTTCACATATCTTATATTTTGTTAAGCTCGCCTTGTTTCCGAAATCCTTTTAGAATATGGCTTTCATTCGCTTCTCTTTTTCTAGCTTATGCTTAACTCATTATGTTAATGTCAAAAATATAAAAATTAAATAACAAAGTTTCTCAAGGCATCATCTAGTTCAGCTTGTTCGATTCCAATATATCTCAGCGTTATGGCTGGAGACGAATGATTGAACATCTTCTGTAGTGTGCCTACGTCCTTTGTTTTGTTGTAGTATTTATATCCAAATGTTTTGCGCATCGTGTGCGTTCCCACGTTGTCAATGCCTAATTCTTCAGCGGCCTCATGAATGATCTGATAGGCTCGTTCACGAGTGATGGCCTTGTTTCCTCCTTGCCTGCTCTTGAATAAGAAATGATGGAATGGCTTCCCTTCAACATACTTCCTCATTTCTCGTTTCAGCTCTTTCGTCATTCTACGGGAAATCTGTTTGCCAGTCTTTCTTTCTCGTAGCTTGATGTGCCATCCCTGAACATCTTTGACTTTGAGTGTGAGGATATCACCAACACGCAAGCCTGTATTGAGACCAGTGATGAATAGCATGTAATACATTTCATTCCATTCTCTCAGATAGTCTTTCATCGCTTGAATGTCATCCGTGTCTTTAATGGGTGAGACCTCTTCCATACGGTTCCCCCTCTCTATATTAAAATTGATTTTCATAAGGAATTGGGAGTACAGGAATTGAACCTGCATCTGCTGTTTTCCGCCAGCATGCTCTAACCTTTTGAGCTAACTCCCTAACCACTATTAGGAGACCCTCTCATCCATGATATGATTATCATGAACAAGATTATAGTATTTTATTTTGTGTGAGAATACAATAACTTATATTCTCAATTTATAGTACACCTTTCATTCTGGCATACGTTTCCAAGATGCCAGCACGCTTGCGGTAAATTGTAGCATTGCTGACAAATTGCTTTTCTGCAATTTCTTCCCAATCAAGATTTGCTTGTCCCCATCTTAGATAAAAGATATCAAGCTGCTCTCCTGTCAGTTGCTTCTTGAATGATTCAACAGTCTCTTTGAACAACTCAAGATTCTTCAGAGTCACATCAGTGGCGAATTTCATCACTGTGTTTTCTGTTGGCTTGCTGATGCCAGACTTACCGCCACCAACAAGATCATCACCGTTCTTTGCCATCAATTCTGCTTTGCGTGTCCAGATTGCCCTGTCAATTCCACGAAAATTAAATAATTCTTGATCAAGGTTAAACAATTCTCTATTGTTTAATTTTTTCATTCAATAACCTCTCTTTGATAGATTTCTACTATCCCTTTCCCTTTTAGTCTTTCACAGTGAGCAAGTGCTTCATGTCTTGTTTCAAATTCAGCTTCAGTGTATTCAGCTAAATGCTTAGGATCAATCCAGCTTGCGTGTCCATGGTATTTTCTTACAACATACATCTTCATTTCTTTCTCCTGGTTTTAAAAACTACACTGAAGGCCCACAGCAAGCCAGCTCCCCAAATGATTGAGAAAAGTGTGAATATAAAATCTTGTAATTCCATCAAATACTACTCCGTTTCTGTTATGTGCTCAGTTGTAGTCTCAAAAAATCTTTATAAATTTTTGTAAATATCTCAATAACTAGTTTTTGCGGGATGTTAGAACGTTCATTGTATGATTTGGAAAAATTTCCCCATTCAATTTCTTGCTTGATAATGTCGTTCTTTAAACCTAAATATAGATTGCTTGCAAATTTCGTTGGTTTCTGTAATGGGTAATCATAATTGTTATACCTTGTAAGATTTAGGTAGGGTAGTTTAAAACCTATGACCTCATCGATATATTTCCATAAGCGGCCACTTGCTGGATTTTCAATTACAAAATACATAGGCTTATAACGCTTGATGATTTCAATGGTGTTAAAAGCACATAATTCCCCGTTGATTCTCTTCATGAATTGACGATCATATTTGTAATTGATATAAGCTTCTTCATAATCAGAGGCATTTCTTATTGTAAACATACTGGCTTCTTTCTGAGGAATGAACAGACTATCTGATAAATCCTCTTGTTTCCAGCAAGCATTTCCTCCGGTCATTGCGCTTGCATTCGACCAGCTTTCACAAGGAGGACTTGCTATGATTAGATCTGGCTTTGGTAGCTTATCCAAAGTATTAAACAAGGTATTATCCCCAAACAGGCGACTATAATCAGCAAGATTCAAATTTATAAAGTGATTATTTCTTTTCTCAATATCTATCCCTATTGGATATACATCAATATTGCATAAATCTTTTTCATTTAGTTCCTTAACCCCTTTTGTATAGCTACCATTTCCACTATCAAAAAGGGCCCATACAATCATTTTTTTCAATTAGTTCTCCTCAACCTCCTAAATTGCTGAATGGAACTTCCCATTGATAATCAACATATTCATAACAAACATCTTTGATAATTTCACCTTTGGAAATTTCAATTTCCTGTGTGAATTCTATGCCACACTCAAACGTAAAAATTTTAATATCAACATCAAACTTACTTGAAATTTCTTGATAATTTTCTGGGATAGCACTCCATGCTTGCTTAAAATTATCCAGTTCAACGATACAAAATTCTTCTTCAAGCCAAACTTCTATTTGTTTTTGGTC